GTAGAATAAAATCTACTGATTCGATAGCTACAGCTTGCCCTGTTGGAACATTTACATAAGCTCCTAAGTCGATTACGCCTTGCGTTGATGTTCCTGATGCTGTTGCTGCCGGCATTACTACCGATTCGGTAAGGTAGAAACTGCCTGTTTTTGATGTTGCCATGGCTAACCCCATGCAAACTCGGTGTATAAACTACACCACCTAGGATTGAATCTTCGCGGCGGAGCCGCCCCGGTGACTGAGGTAGAGAGTCCGCCTCCAAGTACCTTATCACCACCACCCCCATGGCATAGCAACCATACTACTAACTTTCGTGGGATAGCCCATGGCCTTGCTTGCGATATATATATACGATGAGGCCTATTCTCTAGTAATATGAGACAGAAACTCATCACACTAGACCCAACTTCTTGGGACTTAGCAGCTAGAAAGTCGAACTTCTCGCAGTGGGTACGCGATAAGTTACGATCAGAAGACAATCGAAGAAGAGAACATATGCAGCGTGGAACTTGTTTGATTGAAGATTGCAGGTCAAAGGTATATCGAAATCAGTATTGCATTTATCATGATGATTTACTTGGAGGCGAAGAAGAATGAGCGTATATGTTGGAGAAGCTACAGAAAAACCATACCGCGTTAGTTGGGATTGTTGCATTTGGGTATGTTTCTCATGCGGCGAAATGTTTGATTCGGAATTATGCTGGTCTTTTACTGGAGAATGCTACGAATGTTATCCTAGACCTGATAAAATGAAGGTGAAAGAATGAGTCATCACAAGAAACTAATGATTAATGGAATGGAATATGGGCATGTTAGAATAACTAATGATGGACAGATTCTTTCCATCTGGATCATGCATCCTTGGGGTGAAGGTGAATTGTTAACTTCTAAATATCCTGAAGTAAGGAGTGAAGAAGAATGAAACTAGCTCTAGTCTGTAAAATCTGTGACGAGATTACTTGGATCAAGATTGACAACTATGTTGAATCAATTACACGTAGATTTCACATCTGTATTGAATGCGATGAGATTTAACTATAATATTCAAAAGCGCCTTGCTTTTTATTTTGACCGCCACCGCTGTAAAAATCAATAATAGTTTTGATATTAGTTACGACTATTGTATTCTTAGTATCTTGAGATACTTCAGTATCAGTATAAGTGTCGATGGCGTAAAAGTAATTTTCTAATCCTTGATCTTCATCTATGATGTAAGAAGTAACTCCACCAATAACCAGGGGAATCGTAACAGCAGCAAACGCCTGGTTAACTGGATTTAATAATCTGCGTTTGACAACTGTTTGCCATGCTGTTTGTGCAAGTACAATTGTTGCAGTTTGTAATGCCAAGTAACTAAGCTCTTTACCAACCGCGGATGGACTTGCTTTATCGCCCTTCGAAACTATTCTCAAGATTGTATTACTACCTGCGCCAACTATTGCCAGTTGTGAGGCCGGTGTTAGAAACAAAGAATCACCCTTGTGTTGCTAATTCGTATGATCTCTTTAGTCTCATCATGTATGGAAGTTCATCTTCCTTCACAATATCAGCACCTAGAACAAACCTTGTTGGCGGTATTGTCATTGTAAGTCCAGTTAGATCCGTTAGAATTGGAATTACTATTCTGTACACATACAACTTCTGAACCGCAGTTGGTTCAGATGAACCCAATGATCCACCAGTTGCAGGTAACAATAACGATGAAGACTGGAAATCAGATTGTATAGTTAACAATCTAAAGTTACACATCAATAGTTGCCTCCAATCTTGTGTTGATGCAGGAGAACCAGGGTAATCATTAGTTAACGTGTAATTATCATAGACTTCTTGCATTGACAATCTTTCCTGGCTAACAATATCAAAGATAGCTACTTGAAGTTCCGGAGCAGGATTAATTGCAGTGTAAGGCAACCCATCTTGAATAGCAATTGCAGTAGGCACTAGAGTTAGATCGTCTAACTCATAAGCAGACAAATCAAAATAGTTTTCATAATAGAGAAGATCATTAGCTAATGTCTCCCAACCATTAGTAGCTGCAAACAAATTACTACCTGGTTCAGATTCAGTTAGTAGTGTAGAAGGTACTGGAAGGTTTAGCAATCTAGGTCCTGTTAAAGCTCTAGTAGAATCTTTTTCTTTAGCCATTACTTCATCGCCTTCCTGGTTGCTGCATGTGCCTTCTTAGACAAAGCACCGAACTTCATTCTTGGGTGTTTTGCTTTGAGTCGCTTGTACTCGACTCCGTATCTTCTACTGTAAGCACTAACTTTACGCGGCGCTTTTTTTTGAGTCTTCGGCGCAGCCATTCCGCGATCGCTAGTAATGTCACGCACATCACTTCTATGTGCGGCAGCATATCCAGCAGCATATCCTCGTTCCCAATCAGCGTTCACTAGCAATCACCTCAGTTATCTGAGGCTGTGCTCTGAATTGCTATTGCCATCCAATCCTTTGTAGATAGTTTGACGACACGGCAGCGAATGCGTACTGTGCAGATTACATCTCCTGTACCAATTGCAGCTGCGGAAGGCATAGAGTTGAGGTAAAGTGAATCATTTACAACCATGAAAGCCTCACTGAGTGCAGCAGGACCGAAGTTGTCAGGGTAAAAATCTGCAACTTCACTAGCAATGTTGTTTGCTGCGTCGATGTTAATTGCACCACTAGCAACCAGGGAATGGTCATCTGCTCTTAGTAGTGCAGTTCCCGGGTTCAAATCTGTTAATTGGAAGGATATTGATCCATTGCTTGCTAGCATGGAATCGTAGTTCTGTCCAAATGGATCAGCGCGCTGTAGAATAAAATCTACTGATTCGATAGCTACAGCTTGCCCTGTTGGAACATTTACATAAGCTCCTAAGTCGATTACGCCTTGCGTTGATGTTCCTGATG